TCTCATCTGAAACAACCCCTGCTAACTCTGCTGATGTTGTCGCTGCGAACTGGTCAAGGCCGTTTGCCACAAGTGCATCACCGCCGCCTGCCGCTGCTGCCTCTAGGCTAATGTTGCCAGTTGCGTTATCGTAAGTAAGGACGTATCCATCAGTCCCGGCTCCCACGGTCTGGTCGCCGTCTAGGGTGTAGTTACCAAGGATGACGTTGCCGCTTCCCTTGGGTTGTAGGTCAAGGTCAATGTTGGTGTCGTCACCCGTTGCTGATAGCTGTGGTGCGCCTGTAGTGGCAGCGTTGGTGATTGTTAGCTCATTGACTGCGCTGGCTGTCTCTGAGAATGAAAGAAGCTCAAGTGTGCCGTCACCTATGGAGTTACCATTGATGTCAAGCTGGCCTGCAAGCTGTGGGCTTAGGTCGGTGGCTAGCTCTGTTGATTGTTGAAAAACTACCCAATCATCAACCGTTGATGGGTCATCAACCTGCGATATGAGAAGGTCGCCAATAGCGAGCGTTTCGCTAAAGAAAGATGTGCCAGCGGTGGCAACGTAGTAAGTATCCCCTGTAAACACCGTGCCTCCTGTTGGCGAGTCTAGGTCGGGGGAGTTTGTTGAGGCGTTATAGTCCCCCTTGTAGTGCATTGTATCCGTGCCACTGATAAGCGTGTCAACATAAGCCTTGGTTGACTCCGAGCTAGAGATGGTGGTGGCCGTAGCCGTTGCCATCGTATCATCATCAATGAAGTTGCTAGTCAATAGTGCTGTAGTGCCACTGGATAGCTCTTGCTGCACGAACGCCGTGGTAGCAAGTTGGGTTGAGTTAGTTGCTGCCCCCGCTGTAGGAGCCGCTGGCGTGCCTGTAAGGGTAGGGCTGGCAATGTTAGCCTTTAGACCATCAGCAGTATAAAGCTCGTCAAAGTTGTCATTGGTCTTATCAAAAGCTGTCCTCAACGGGTCGCCTGTTGAATCGTTTGCTGCGGTTCCGATGTTGATAGTCTGTTTGGCCATGTTCTTACTGGGTGTCTGCTGTTAAAGTGCTTGCGTCCGATGTGATGGTGGTGCTGTCGGCTTTACTTGAGGGGCTAATGGATGCTATCCATTCACCGCCTACTATTGAAATTGTTAGGGATTCCCTTCTGTTATCCCAATCAGATGACCATGACTGAATCACGGCATCCTTTAGGTAAAAAGAGTTGGAAGAATTTTCTAGGTTAATTACAACGTCCCCCTGCTCCCTAGGCAGGTTGACGGGATGTGAAAATGATCGGGTGGCAGTAGCGTTGGCTGTTGATACAGGTTCGCTTTGGGTCCACTCAATGGTGTGTGACTGATTGCCTCTGGGGAAGATGCCCACCGTGTCCGATCGGAGGTAGGGAGTGACCTGAACGGTCTGCTCCCCACTCACCGATGGGGGGGCATCTATCTTATCATCATAGTCTAACAGCACTACGCCGTTTTGCGTGATTCTAAGATTTGAGCAAAAAGCCATTGCTTATTAAGCGGTTAGGATAGCGTCGTCGGTTAGATCGTTAAGAGTGTTGGCGATAACTTCCATTTCAACTACTGGCTTGGCTGCCGTTTGGCTCCAACCGGGGTAGTCTGAAATTCTCATCTTGACCTCAACCTTAACGATAGCAAGAGCCTCTGCGGCTGATCCTACTCCGCGAAGGCGAAGCCATCCAGTGATTTCGCGGTCGCCAAGGTTCTCAAACGGCTGCTGTCCAGTTAAGCCTGTAAGCTTCTGGTTAAGTCCGAAGAGTAAACGGAAGATTGGCTCAGAGTGATCTTTGAGAGTGAGTGTCATCGTGTCACGAACTGTGGTCCGTGTGATGGTCTTAGAATAGCCGCCAGTTTCTGCTGGGCAGTAATCCTCTTCGTCTTCTGTCTCGCTGTCAAACTGCACCTCTTGGACACATCCAAGGTTATAATCTGTCCAGTTTGTAATTGGGTCATCGTCGGGGATAACCGTTGGAGATGTGGTGAGAGCATCGACTGTTTCGCCGTGCGGGATAAAATCGGCAAAACCGCCGATGATTCGTTTTTGTAGGTAGTATTGGGCTGCCATTTTATTGTTGGTTTGTGATTAGATGCCGATTATTTTGGCAAGCTCTGCGCTTACAAGAGCGTCGGCCTGCTCTTTAGTGATTGATATGACTGCGCCTTTGGCACAGATGCAGTTGCCAACTTTGGCACGGTCTGCTGTTATTTCTACTTTTAGCATTACTGGCTTGGATTCAACTTCGGGTGCTGGTTGCTCAGTTGCTTCTGATTTTACTTTGCTTGACTTCTTTTTCATGATTGTAAATCTTGTTCTACACGTATGATGTAAACTCTGAATTGTTGGTTTGCTACAGGGTCAATGCTGGTCACTCTCATGCTGTCTAAACAGTGATTGGCATCTGGGTTATAGCCGTGTAATGCTGAGGCAATACTCTCAACAAGATCATCTATTGGCAATAGGTCAGCGTGGTCCCGTATGACTGGCTTAGTAATAACAGTAACGGAATATTTGCTGGCTACCCGTAAGTCGTCTAGGTCAACATTGGCTGTCAATGCTCCTAGCCACTCTATGACGGCCACGCCACCTTTTACTTTGCCTATGCGCTTGTTAAATTCAGCGGTGATATCTTTCTGGCGGTCAACCACAACAGCAACTTGACCATCATCAAAAAGCCCCTCGATTAGAGTTGCCATTTGGTCTGCCCTGTCGAGATAAACGCTCATTAAAATACGTATTTGTCATCACCTCCGTAGCAACCATTAGCGCGGCCACCAACTTGGGATGTTGAGTCTGAGATGATGCCAATTTTGCAATCGGCAACATCATTGAGAAATGTCATGGCATCTTGATACTCACTGCGCCTCATCTCACCCTCATCCTCACTGCCAGTGGTTGGCAATGTGGCTCTAAGGTTGTGGCGGGCGATGGTAGCGGCTGAGTGTAGGCACTCTTGAGGGATAGTCCCTGCTGTGCCTAGCTCATTGCGGTTACATGCTCCGACTTTAGCCCTCACTAGGCTAGTCACTTGGTCAAGGATACCAGCGAGTCTGTCGCCAGTGCCACCGCCAGTTTCTTCGATTGCCTCAAGCTCGCACTCGGCAAGCCTGTTACGGATGTCGTCAGTTGTTAATGTAATCCAAGCCATGATAAAGAAAAACCCCACCGCCGCATGAATAAACACGGACGGCAGGGCTGATACACTATATTGTTATGAAACAGAGATGTGTTTTTAGAACAGGAGACGGAGAGTCACATCGTTAGCGAGGGTTCCCGGTGTGCTGTCAGCAGTCTGAGCTACACGGATGTAGCGGCGAGTTGCTGGAGACAAGCGGAAACGAACGCTCTTAGCTGCATTGCCAACTCCACCTGCTCCGACTACGGATGTGGTGATAGCTGGGTCAACTGCGGCGAATGTGCTGTTGTCGGCAGAGTCCTCAAGTGCAAAGAAAAGGTTCTTAGCATCTGTGAGAAGTGCCTCTACAGGGATCTCGATCTCAGCGGCAACGGCCTCGATGTCTCCACCGATTTCTTGCTCTAGGTCGATTGATGGGCTGTTAGCACCACCAGTTAACATTGTGACGGAAACTTCCTTGGAAGCGTCAACTTGGTTTCGATTGAATTCGTAAGCCATGATATTTATTTAGTTAGTTTTTTTTTGGTTGTTTTCTTAGCCGCCTTTTTAGGAGCGATGATGGTGCAAGCACCGATTTCAAAACCCTCCGTGACACGGCAACCAGTTACGATTGCCGTGCCATTTTCGAGTCCGAGATTAACAGTATTGTCGTCATTTTCAGCCAAAACGAATAACTCTTTTGAGCCGTTAGCTGCTTGATGGTAGGTTGCTGTTTTCATCGATCTTCTTAGCGGGTTGGGATGTTAGGCAACGATGGATTCTGTGTTGATAATCGAATCAGTGGCCACGATTGGTATTCCCTCAAAATTCGTTGGTGTAGGCACGTATGCCGATCCACCTCCGAGGGTTCCAGTCTTAGCGTCACCTTGAAGAGATACCAAGCCAGCACGCGCAGTTTGCAACTGGCGGCGTGAACGGCGGCTCATAAGGAGAACGTCTGGGGTGAAACCAACGGGGAACGCTGCGATCATCTCAGCAAGCAACTCGTCTGTAAGTCCCTTGCCAGCTTGTGCTGTAAGGTTGCAGATACGGCCAACTGCGTATGGGTGAACACACTGTAGGCCAGCCCATGCTGTAAGGTTAGAAACGTAAGCGTCATACTGACCGTTATTGCTGTCAGTTACAGACTCCTCACGGAAACGTGGAAGGCTGATTGGTGCGCCGCCGCCGTAGACCATCTGAACAAACTCTGGTCCAAGCTTGAGAGCGTAGACTGAGGATGCGGTGTCTGCGGTTGAGCCAGTAGCGTCAATGCGAAGTCCAGAACCACCAGCAACGTGTGCTGTGTTGATTGCTTGGAGTCCGTCAAAGCCATTAGCGTCTTCGTCAGTGCCGTAGTAGACCTGCTTGCCAATTTCAATCATAGCGGAGCGCATAACGCCTTGAGCTTCGATTGCTTGGTAAGCGGCTGCTCCGTCTTCGTAAGCGGTAGCTACTGCCTTGTCCACGTTGACTGCACCACGGAAGATGAAAGTCTCGACTAAGCGTGTCTTAAAGTCAGACTTGCTTGGTGCGATGCCCTCATTGGCTTTCGTGAATCCAGTAGTTGGAAGGGAGTGACGGTCAACCGTCATGTAGCTTGTTCCAGAGACAGTGCGGGCTGGCAGGATTTCCATTTCTGGGGCTGCATCAAGCACGGACTCAATCAAGCCGACTTCTTTGCGGTTGCCGTTAAGCTTCGCAATGTCTAGTAATGTTGGGTTTGCCATTGTATTATTTAGTTAGATTCTTGTTCGTCAGCAAGGGCGGCAGCGATAAGTGCTGTGCCGTGAAGCTCGACTTTGGTTTCTTTAGCCTCGGCAGATGCCTTAACTTTGGTTTCGGTAATGTCACCGCCAATCTTTGGCACTGCATTAAGGGCTGCTACTGCGGAGTCACCATTGGCGACAACTTGCTGTTTCCAGAAGTCTTGGGTAACTTCGTCCTTAGCTGCGATACGTCCATCAGCGATGGCTGCTTCGATAACCGATGCTGCACTTGCTTCTTTGGACTCTTGCAACTTGGCCTCAGCGGCTTCAAGTTTCTGGGTTGTTTCGTCAAGGCTAGACTGCAAAGCCTCAACCTTGGCGGCCTCGACTTTGAGAGCTTCGACACGTTTGGTGGCTAGCTCTACGCTGCCACCCTCTGCCTCAGTCAAGAGGCCACATGTGATAAGTTCACTCATTGTATTGTTGTTTTGTTTTGGTTGATCCGCATTAAATGATGCGGCTATTCTTGGGATATTACGGAAGGCAGGCTCGTTAACAAGACTGCCCGCTGGTCCCGTAGAAGGAAGCCCCACTGGCAGGCCGTTGTCGCCTAGGTGGAAGGTGGGTGAAAAATATGAGTAATCTCTAGCATCGATGGCACGCTTGCCGCTGCCAGTCCACTCTAGTTCCATCATTAGCCCCTTGCCCTCTTCATAATAGAAGCGTTTAGGTAGGGCGGCTGCTGGTCCAGTGTCATTGTGGTCAAAGTCGAAATAAGGTCTAACATTCTGCTCTAGTCTTTCCGTTAGGCTTGCTTGCATAACGTCAGCTATCTCTTGCCCGTTTTCTGGGGTCATGTTGACTGTGACATTTTTAGCAACGCCATCAACGCTAGGTGTGATGTTATGCACACCCTCTGGAATGTAGACAATTTGAGCAAGGCTGTCGCCTTCTGTAATCTTGCTGTCTAAGGCGGTTACGATCATGGCAGTCAGTTTACGCTAAGATTTTGCAGTTGTGCAATGGTTGCGTGTGGTCCCGCTATCTGATCCCTAGCTCATCACCCTTGGCGATGAATTTCTTGCGTGCCAGCTTGAACGCCTCTAGCTCTTTACGTAGCTTGGCCTTAACATCGTCATCCATTGTCTTGGTGGAATATGTGAGGTTCTCATTTAGCTCACCCTTGGTTGGCTCAACATCATCAACATTCAAGCCTAACTTGATAGCCTCCTCCCTGTCAACGTCTTCAATGCCCATGCCGCTGTTGAATCCCCACGGACCCCAAGGCACATTAAAGCCGCCAATCTCCTCATTGTTCATCTCAAGCCAGAAATCAACATCTGACTTCAGCCTAACCTCGCCATCATTCTCAACATGCAACGGCCTCGGTGTGGTAACCTTAAACGATCTGCGGAAACGCTGGGCTGGATAGCTTTCTAGAATAGCTGGCGTTTGTCCCTGCTTCCATTCTCCGTAGCCGTAAGCCTGTCTTAGGTTAGTATCGTAGATCAGCTTGAGCCGCGCCTCACTGCGGATATCAGTGACACCCCTAGCATCTCTAAATTCATCCTCTTTAGCCATGCCCTCCTTTACCATAAAGTCTCTCATGTCCCTAACAAAGTCAGCACGCCCGCCAGCCTTCAGTGCAGTGCCTCCCGGTGTTTCTTCTGTGATGTTCTGGATGCGGTCACCCAAAAAGCCCTTTGCCCTATCAAGAAAGCGAGCATTCTCAACACGGCTAGAAAAGAAGGCACGGGTTTCAACCTCATACTCTTCATCTGCCCACTCTTGCTCATCCCACTCATCATCTGGAACGGTAACCTTGTCCACAATGAAGGCAATGGCTTCTAGGAATTTTAGTGCCTTCTTAATCATGCTAATATCTTCTCCAATTCCTTGATTGCTTCCCCAGACCACTTCTCACCAAAGGCTTGTGCTAGTGCTGGAGTTGGTGGTAGTGCGCCCGGCCACGGGTCTTGGTCAACCTTATCCTTTAGTAAGTAAACCATCCTTATGTCATCGCCGTCTTTCTCAAATAGACCCTTTGTGCCTTTCTTGGTTTTAAGGAAAAACAGGTCGCCTTTGTAGTCTTTAGCTCTGCGCCCTACGGCATCAGCCACTACGGGGATGGATAGGTTTTTAGCCCGCTTAGGCTTAATCACCCCACCGTAAACCTTGTGCCTGTAAAAGCTGGCATCGTTAGCTATAGTTGCCCCATCATTATCGCTGCCCTCGAAAGTCCAAGCGTTCTCAATCTCATTACCAAACTCGCCAGCACGGCCAGCACCTGAGCCTAGATACTTTGGACCGCGCCACTTGCGGGCTTGGTTAAAGTCTTTGTGATATTTCTTTGCTGCTTGCTGTGCAGCCCTACCCCCAACCTCGTTAAACTTTCTGAAGTTCTCCTTACTTAGCAACTTCTCAAGCCCCGCAGGGATGGTGATCTCTGCGCCGTTGGTGGTGATGTCGATTGAGATCATGGCTTTTTTCTTTTCAAGATAACCCTGCCATCATCATCAACCTCGGCATCAACGCCTTTTTTGATTAGTGATTTATAGAGTCCCGCCGTGCCGTCTGTAATCTCTTTGTCACTCTTAATATCATACCCCTCATTTAGGAAGTGCTGGTAAAAGTCAGAGGCTATCCCCTCACCTCTGCGATCCTCGTTTATTGCAATAAGGTTGATTGATATTTCTTTGTCACTCTTGGTAAGGCGAACAAAGCCTATGCTTTCATCATCATTGTCTAGTAGGTGTATCTCATGCGCCCCAAAATCCTCTATCTCATCTTTGCCCTTAACGTGCAAATGTATCCCATGAATACCGGGGTTTATTGTGTCAGCAAAGTTGTCCTTTTCTGGGTTGTATTCCGGTATATTTATCTGGTCATCATCAAGGTCTAGTGTGGCAAGATCATCAAGAGCGGTTTCAACAGCATCGCTAGCCTCACTCTCAGAGCTAGTGCCATCCTCCTTAACCCAACGCCCGCCTTGCGGCGTGCCTGCCTCGCCCCGCTTCTGGTTGGGGTCGTAAGCTTTGACCTCTGCGCCAAAAAGAGCATCACCGCTGTCCTCCTCTGGCATTTTTGTTATCCACTCTAAACCTTCAATTTCAGCCATTGCCATAGCAGGCGTTACATGAACGCTGCCCATGTCCACTCTGTTAGCGTTAATCTGAGTGTTAAGGTAGTCAGCCTCAAAAGATACCCTCTTGTCTATTGCTCGCCACTCCCATGCGCTCTTTGACTCCATCTCAAATCCGTTGTAATTTACTCGGTGCATCATTTACGTTTTTGCAGGGTTTTAACAACAAAGTCAAAATGATCTTCGTCATTCGTCATAAATTCTAACGGGTCTTTTAGTAGTCTTTGCACTCCGACTGTCAAAACCTCGGTAGCCCTCTGACCGCCAAGGATTCCACCAGCATAAACTTTCCCTGTATAGTGAGAGCCGCCTTTTTCAACCCACTTGTCTTTGTAGGTTATTTCGCTGGGCCTATAATTTCTGTCTGGCATTAACTTTTTAAGCCTTACAGTGGACTCTCCTTTGGTTCTTTTTGCGCGGAAGTCCAGACTAGCCTTCAAAACATCATCTTTCTCAATGCCGTGGACAAGCTCATGCACCACAACCGAGGGGTCGTCGCTTCTGTGCGTTCTGATTATACTAACGCCGTTTCGGTCCCGGCTGTGATGCGCCCTTGTGGTTGAGCCTCCAAATTTGAAAGTATTAGACTCAACTAAATCCTTATGGATGATGCTCTCATACAACTCAACGCCCTTGCGCCTGCCCGCAATAGAGCTTGCGCGTTTATTTAAAGACAAGGCTTTTCCCCTGTCGGCTTCCGGCAGTTTAATCAAATCCGCGCCTAAATAACTTTCTTCATTTTTAATCTCTGCGATTTTATCGGAAATTTCGTTATATTCTGCGATCTTGTCTTTTCTGGCTGCAAGCCTTTTTTTGATTCTTTCCTCATAATCTGCGCCGTCCTCGCCCGGCTCTGGTTTAATGCTAAATATGCTATTTGGCCTATCTAATTCTTGTCCAACCATTGATCTTTGGCCTTTCCAATACTCAATGCTCTTTTCAAGCCCCTTCCTTTTCTTGCTAATTGACGCGCCATCTTTTCTGATCCGCTCCTTCATGTCGGACAAGGATTCGCTAGCATAAACCTCTCCCCTGTCGGCCTTCTCCCGCAAGTCCTTTAAAAGCTTATCCATCTGCGCCTTTCTCTCAAGCTCCAACTTGTTTAAAGGCTTCTTCCCGGCCTTCGGCTTTTTGTCGCCTTTCTTGCGCGGGTCAGTTAGCCCTTGGTCAAGCGACTTTTTGCGGGGATTATCTAGGAATACTTTGTTACCCTCATCGGTAGTGATCCAGCCGCCCGCCTTCACCTCGCCAGCCTCGTAACGCTCAACACTGCCAGCAATCATAGCTGTGCCAATGGCATCGTTCATGTGGGTCTGCAACGCCTCAACATTCAGCTTGTCGAATAGCTCTGGAATGTCGCGTTGTGACTTCTCAAGTGCCTCAATGAAGTCGGCATCAGATACCTGCTTGCTCATCGCCATCGCTGCTAGCTTCTCAAAGTGCGGTCGCACGGGTGAGAGCCATTCGCGGGTTACGCCCGTTAGAGACTCTAGCACGTTGTCGCTGAGTTGGTCTATGGTTGGGCGGGTGGCGTTGGCTGATTTAACAACCGTGCCATCTTTCTTAATAATGCCTCTTTTCTCAAGTGCTTTTCTTAAAGCTGAACCTTCTTTGGTGGCAAATGAACTACTGATAGCCTTCTCACCATGAAGCTTTACTAGCTCTTTGTATAGCTCGGTTGCAATGCCCTTTCTTTTGTGGGTTTCTCTAGTCTCAACCATGCTGATAGAAACATCCCCCTCATGCTCTGAATAAGAAAGGTAGCCCATGATATCATCGCCCTTGTATGCCACTAGCTCATAGTCATCTTGCCCATCATAGCTGTCGATATGGCTACGCTCAACCTTGTCAATTACCCCTCTTGAAATAGCTCCGTCAGTCCATCGGCCATCCTTTGCACGCTTCTGGTTAGGGTCGTATGCCTGCACCGCATGGCTGAACGTGATCCTGTCATCATCCTCATTGAACCGCTCCGCTAGCGGTGTCCCGGTGAAAATGTCGGCTGATTTGATGTTGTTTGCAGTATTCTTATAAAACAGTTGTTTGCCGCTATCTTTTCCCCATTCCCTAATGTCGTTTCCATCCCAATAAATCTCAGAAGATTTTACGTCTTCTGAAATTATTTTATATTCACCGTCACCAAACCTAGAAACTCCATGTGTTTTTGCATAAGTAATTGAGGGGGAAACCCAACTATTGTCTTCAATTAGACTACCTTTCCTCTCATTTGGAACAGCCCTGTAAACAGTTATTGATGTTGAGCCGTCTTTTTTTATTTCATCAAAAGCATTGAATAGGGAATCTCTGGCCTCAAGCCCAGCCTTATCTCCATACATGTAATATCTAGGACCTTTTACTGGGTCAAAATAATCATCTGGCTGTATGTGAACACCCCTAGCAACTTGATCTAGTGAAGCATCAAAACCATCGTTTACAACCTCCTCATCGGTTGCTGATCCGCTTGGAGCTGCATGAGCATCTCTGAAGTCATCGTGTGGTAAATACCCAGCCTTCTCAGCGGCATCCCTTACTAGGTCATGAGCCTCACCTAACTCCTCATCAGTGATTGTGCCTTCGTTGAATTTGGCTTCTAGCTCGGAGTATCGCTTGCTTCTTGCCTCCGAGACACGGGACTTTTTTTCACCACCGCCTTTCGAGTTGTCAGCAACCCACTGGCCTCCGTTGTCGCTGCCTTTCTCGGCTCGCTTCTGGTTAGGGTCATAGGCTCGGACCATGCTAGCCTCTACCTCCTCGTCTTCGTTATCGGGATCAGCCTCCGAAGGTGTTTCATTGGGTGAAAGAACGCTGTTACCTGTCTGGGGATCTCCCCCAGCACCATTTCCTCCGGGGCTGAAAATATCATCATCGCCCTCTTCGGGCATCGGCACTCCGTGCCTTTCGTAGAGCCATTCCTTGCCAACCTCCATGCCCATGCTGATGAGGGTCTGGTCACGTTGTGCCATGCCGATCTCATCCTTGGGGGCTTCGATCTTGCTGCTATACTTGGGAAGCTCATCGGCACTGCCGTAGTTAAGCTTGATGATTGAAGGAATAAGCTGGTGGTTGTAGATGTCACCAATAAAGTCATTGATGCCCTGCATAACTCCAGCACGGACCTCTTGGTGGATGTCACCAAGTGCGCGGCTGCCGCTGTCACCTACGTCTGTTGTTAGTGTCTGCCCCAAGATGAAGGTGTCACACTGCTTGTCTGCCATCTCTAGGAGCATGGCCTGCGGTAGAGAGTCGGCTGATTGGCCAGCATTAACAAAGTCTAGCTTCGTGCCTTTAGGGAATGCACCCCAGCCAGCGGAGCCGATGTTTTCAAGCATGTTGCAAACCTTGCTCTTGACTGTCTCATCTTCATACTCAGCCCAGCGGAATGGCACGCCGTAAAGTTGTGCAAATTGCAATAGCCACTTGAGGCCAAAGGTAGCCGCTAGCCAGTAGCCTGTTAAAGCTCTGAGCGGGGCGGCAATAGATGGGTGTGCGCCGTGGCCTCGGTTGACGGCAATAACGAAATGATGCTCTGGAAAGTCTTCATAATTGCCAGTATAAAATCCACCATCCGGGCTAAACATCAATCGATCTTCACCCGTATCGGGGTAGTCATAGAAGCGGGGAGGCACAATCTTAGCACTGCGAGGCATTGTGCCTTCTGGCTTACGGTCCCAAAACACCTCACAAACTTGGTGACCCATGTAGTAGCCGTGGACTAAGCTCTTCACTAGGCCACGCTCTGATAGCTCATCCCATGCTGGCCTCGGAGCCATGTTCTCAATAGCTGTCTGCACCATGCGTGCCTTCTCAATGGCTGAGTCAGTGGCTTCATTGCCCTGCTCTGAGTATGGTTGGATCTCCCAAGGTGTTGATGATACTGAGCGGGCAACTTCGGTTAGATTCTTCTGGAGTCTAGGCCAAGTGTCGATCATTGCTTGGAAGAGAAGCTGCTGGCGTGGTAGGTCGCCAGTCAATGCGCCTGCTAGCGTCTCGCGCACATCGCCCGGTAACTGCTCGCGCTCAATCAACTCATAAAGACGATCTTGCGCCTTGGGTTGAATGACCGCTGACATTGGTGATGCTGCCCTTGCCTCTACTATCGGGGCGGCTTGCTTGGAAAACAGCGTGGTTATCGGCTTCAAGATATTCATGCGTGACGAGAATGATGCACTAAAAGTGATATGACAAGCAATCTCTTGCTGTGGTCCCGCTCAATCATACACCTCAGCCAGCCCCTCATCAATGAGCTGCTGGTTAACATTAACACCATCAAGAAATATGGTTGCCAATAGCCGCCCATACTTTCCACCCTTATCCTTGTGGGTTGCCACGATAATGTCCTTACCGTCTATCAGCTCCCGCAATCTGTCACGCGATACCAGCCCAGCCTCTCGCTCTTTGCCTCTGGCCTCTGGCGTGTTGATACCCAGAAGCCTCGCCTTCTGCTTGTGCATGGTGATGTTGAAGCCTAGCGATATGTCCAAGGTTACGGTGTCGCCATCATAGACGGAAACGCACTTGGCTTTGTAGCAGTATGGTTGATATTTCATTGATCGAATATGTTCCAGTTATTGCTTGGCTTGTCCTCATTCCAGCGGAATGTTGCTTGATGGCAAACGTCCTCAACTCGCCAGAAGCTAAAACCATGTTCGGCAAGGTCAATCACTAGCACATCGAAATCCGTCTTGGTGTAGCGGCTATACCTTGGCGTGCCGTTGTGCAGCCTGTTGGAACTCTTGGCTGATCCCACTAGCACCTTGTAGGTCGGGCGGCTGTTCTCTTTTAGGTGCGTTCCCTTCTTAACTTGGCATGTGATAGGCTGCTGCCCCGGCTTATGTAAGATAAGGTCAATCTTGGTGGCATGGGTGTGTGGTGTGAAGACAGTCCAGCCACGCCTTACCGCCTCTAGGGTAAAAGCTAGCTCGCTGACCTCACCCGCTTGATTCATCTATTCCTTAAATGTTCGTTTTCAAATATCCAAGGAATGACCAGTGCCTCAATGCACCGCACATAAGTTTCCTCATTATTGCCTTCCATGAAGCTGATGCCTGTTAGCCCAAATATCATGTGCGTTACCTCATGTAGCAATGTGTTCCAGTGTTGGTGTGGCTCAGTTAGGCATTGGCGTGACAGCCTGATGATGCGGTTGTCTAGGTCACAGCTTCCCCATTGGCCATCTTCCCATGTGGTGTATTCAATCTTAACCTTGTGGCCAAGCACCTTGATTGATCTCAGCCTCTTCATTCTTGGTAAGCTAACATAATAAGCCAGACACTAAAGACAAATATTGCTAAAATCTCACAGTCTTCTGTGCAAAGTCGTTAGCCGCTAGGCTAGTGTTGTCAACCGTGTCTCCGCTTATTGTCCCGCTCATGTGAGAGCCGCAGGCAATGCAGCCTAGTAAAGCATCTGCCCTATCTGGCGAGTGAACACCCCTTGCTGCCATGTCAGCCTTGCGCTCAACTCTTAGCTTGCCCTTTAAATCCCATTCTAGAAACCTGTTAGTAAGCTGTCCGAACGTCTCAACATCTAACTCGCCAAGGTTAAATCTGCCAGTGCCAATGAGCCGCAATGAGTTGATCCATGTCTCGCTAATAAGGTTGGAATAAATGTCTTTCTCCTGTGCTGGCATACCACCACGGAAGGCATTGATGCGGAAGCCCTCATCTGCAAACTGGTTGACCATTGGCAAGCCTAAGCCATCGGCATCACCCCAGCATTGGTGCGCGTTAAGCTGGAAGCGTTGTGCTGTAGCGATGAACCGCCTAACAGCCTGCACTGTGTTCTTATCTTTCCATGCGTCAACCACTCGGACCTTGTTTCCGATCCTCAATGCAAAGACGTTTTCATCACCACCCGCAGCAAAGTCAAAGAAGGCACAACGCTCGCCACC